ATACTCCTTCTTGGTTTGTATATGCGTATATACTAACATACTCCATCTATTAAATCTAGACATAAAAATTCTTTTAGTGCTAAACCTTAAGCAATAGGAGCATCTATGATGAAAAGAGACAAAACAGGCCGTTTTAGTGGGAAATCTAGTAAGCAAACTGTTAAAAAAAAACAAGCGAAGAAAGTGAAAATTAAAGTTCACAAAGCTGCATCAAAAAAGCGTGTGATGTCTATCGATGACTTAACATTCTACGATCTCAAAGATATGATTTCGGCTGAAGTAGCCCTCCAAATGAGGTATTAAACATGTCAAGCCTTCCAAAAGAATTTCAAGACGCTTTAGATAAGAAGATCCAGGAATGCATGATGTTCATTCATGAGAAGTTTCAGGAAATGGAATTCACATTGAAGAACGAAATGCGATCTGAAATCAATAAGAAGAAAAGCCTGTTTCCTAAATGGTGGAAATAATGGCAGGTGCACCCAAAGGCAATAAGAACGCAATCAAGTTGAAAACCCCTGAATTAAAGAAGCAGGCTTATGAATCCTATTGCGCTCATATAGCTTCTGGTGAATCAAAAGAAGCATGGGTATTCGAGCATCCTGAAATTACACTCACTTGGAATACGATGGAAAAATACATCGCCAGTGATCCCATTGAATTTGACCCCATACACAAGATAGTTGCAGAAGCCAAGTCTTATCTTCATTGGACAATGCTAGGTAAAAAGATGATGATTGGTCAGATTGAGAAATGTCAGCCTGCCATATTTCAAATGTTCATGCGAAATAAATTCGGATGGGATAAAGAAGACATCAACGAAGTTGCAGATTGCGCAGCAGATAAGATATTGGAGATGATTCGAAAAGGGGATAAATGATGAAAACCCTAGATGAATATAAAAATGAAAACGAAGCCGATAAATATCTAAAATCTAGTCTCTTTAAGATTTCTCAAGAAGAATTTAATCAGTTGAATAACGAATCTGTTTTGACTATGATGAAATTTATAGCAACTTCATCACAATACGAATCAAAAGAAAAATATGGAATTTCTGACCTGAAATTTATTAAAGATCAGGACGAATTATTTCTTGTAATTGAGTCTACTCCATCATATTTATTGAAGCATGAGATCTACCAAGAGAATAAGCTATGAGTGATTGGAATACTCTTCCAAATGAACTTCCAATGTTTGGTGAAATGGTTTTAATTGTCGACATGGATTCACCAGATCCAATGGTAGATTTCGGTTCATATTTCGGAGATAATGATTGGACATCTTACGGGTCAAATGTAGTAACACCTACTCATTGGCAGCATATGCCTGAACTGCCTATTTGGGATCCAAAATGAATGAAAAAGGTTTTAAAGACTGGTTTTGGTTTAAAGATAAAGTCTTCCCCAGAGAGTCTCAGAACATCCTAGTGCGTACACATAACAATGAAATGTTTGTCATGACATGCCGAATTGATAAATTGGGCCTTTATTATTTCACTCTTTCAACCTATAGTCCTAATTTCAAATTGGGTGAATGGCGTCTCGATGAATTATTGCAATGGCATCCAATTCCTGGATTTGAATGAGTCAACTCATTGACTACTTCTCCGAAAAACAGCTCCATTCCATACGTAATTCAAATGCCTCTATCAATATTTGGGAAGGTTCAATAAGATCAGGAAAAACTCACGCTTCTTTATGGAGGTTTGTCGATGAGACAAGTCGTGGCCCTGCTGGTGACTTTGCTATTATTACTCGTACTTATGACAGCTTTGAGCGCAATATTCTCCCTGAGCTTCAGAAGATCCTTGGAAACCACGTTAGGTATTTCAGAGGTAAACGCCAGCTCTATATTAAGACTCGAAAATCCCATGTGATCACTGCAGATGATGCAAGTGCAGAAGCGAAGATTCGTGGGTGTACATTAGCTGGAGCCTATGTCGATGAAGTTACAATCATTCCTGAAAACGTATTCATTATGTTATTGGGAAGGCTATCAATTGAGGGAGCTAAACTATTTGGCACAACCAACCCCGATAGCCCTTACCATTGGTTTAGGTTATGGATGGACGGCAACCCAGACCTTGTCAGTTTCCAATTTATCATGGATGACAATCCCTCTCTCTCCGAAAAGATCAAAGACATCTTCAAAAGACAATTCAAAGGACTCTGGTATCAACGATTCATCTTAGGCAAATGGGTACAAGCTGAAGGAGCCGTTTATGACTTTTTTGATGAAAAGATTCATTGTTTGGACTTTCCTTTATCTACTGCTACCAATTACATTGTGGGCGTGGATTACGGGACGACTAACCCATGCGCTTTCGTTTTGGTCGGGATAAACAAACATAGGTATCCAAATGTCTGGGTCGAAGATGAATATTATTATAACTCGCGAGTTACACAGCGTCAAAAGACTGATTCAGAATACGCGGATGATTTACGAAACTTTATTGAAGGACGGGCTGTTACAGCCATTTATCTTGATCCATCTGCTGCATCATTTAGAGCAGAGATTATCAGAAGCGGAATCAGCAATCTCCATGACGCCGAAAATGATGTTATTGATGGGATCAGATTTGTAGCCAAGCTTCTTAATCAAGGGATGTTTAAAGTTTGTCGAAAGTGCAGGAACCTAATCGCTGAGTTTCAGTCATATGTTTGGGATGAAAAGTCAATTAAGTCAGGTGTTGATAAGCCTAAGAAAGAAAATGATCATGCACTAGATGCGCTTCGATATGCCCTATATACACATTTCTTTTTGACAGAAGAAGGCGGATTAACGGCTAAGGAACTCGATAGATCCTATAATGAGGCTATGGGCAATGGCCCAGAACTTCCACCTTTCTTTCAGCAACCAAATGCAGGCTATTCGAATCCTACAATGAGATTCTAACCCATTCCATTGAATTAAATACAATCTTCGAACACTTTCGTCATATGTTTCAATTCCGATGAAAAATCATCCTTACTAACCTTTAATACAACTGACATTGCGACGTAATAGTAGCCAGCAGCTTTTAACATAAGCCAATGTTCTATATTGTTCGAGGTACCCAAATCAAAAATTAAATTAGTTGTTTTAAATATGTTTTCTTGTTCGGCTTTGTCTGTCATGATCCTCTCCACCATCTCATAAATCTTTGCCAAAAGTATTCTTTCTTAATCTGGCAAATGAAGTAGTCTTTAAGTTCTTTCATATTAATTTCAAACCGGTAAGACTTGCACTTACATCACAGATTCCCATAAACCAGGATATTTGAGGAAACAAATTATCAAGTTTTCTGTTGTTTTCACTCTCATAACTTCCACATTGAAAGTAAGATTAAACTACGGTTTGGTTCATTTCCTTTTCTCTAAAAACTCTTTAACAGCAAAGATATCATCAACGCCTCCACGAAATAACACAACACAATGCTTTCCGTCATCAGATGATGCTCCAATAAAGACTCTTCTTGTAGTACCAGAACAGCATGAGTAAAGCCCTAGCGACTTTTGAAGCGACTCTTTGAATTCTGGAGCTTCGACAAGCAGGATTTTTTTGCTTTTCTTTTTGGGCATTGTTAATTCAAAGTCCTCGCTCTATGTTTCGCTGCCTTCTTTTTATCTGCCTTTGAAGGCTTTGGAGGTTTTGGGGTCTTGCTTTTATGCCCATGTTTTTTCTCTTTAGGCTTTTTCTGCTCTGGAGGCGCTTTCTTCTTTTCTTGTTTGTGCTGCTTATATTTATCGACCTTTTCGCTTGCTTTTTGATTATTATGGTTCTCAACAGACTTTCTATGAGCGTCTAACTTAACATCTAACGCGATATCGGGCGCATGGGGCGCAAGAGCTGTTGCTTTTATGGTTGCTAAGACAGTTATGATACCCATCAAAATAAATGCGATAATCCTGATAAATCCAAAAACTTGAACTGATTTTGCATGTATGTTTTTCATCCTGTTCCTATGTAAGTTGATTTTTTAGCGCGCTCGTCTTCCCATCCCATTGCCTGATCAAATTTGATTGCTGAATAGGCTATCATTGCAATTGCAATAAAGAGATAAAATAATGGTTTCATATCCTTTCACCATCTGGAGGTGGGATTGGTTTATTTGGCTTTGGGTTTGGAGGCGGTTTTTGTGGCTTGGGGTATTTTGGCTTCTTTAGGCAGTCTAATTGCAGTCCTGTATGAATTGACATGGCTACGGGCTGCGCTGCTGCGAAAACGAAGAGCCCTCCAAGGATGCCATATATAAATATTTTAATCATAGCCTCTCCAAAATCTCAATTTGTCCATCATGGATTGTACGAATTCTACACCAAAGATCAAAGAGGAAAATGAATGTAATAGCAAAGAGGATGATGATGGTGACGTATTTCATTCTTTAAATAATCCTTTCTTTTTAGCGATTCTGTAATATAGGTTAGACCCAAAAGCAGCTCCAGCGCAGAAAATAGAAATTAACATTAGGATAAAAATAACATATTTCATTTCGGCTCTAACCTATCGAAAACTTGTTCTAAAATATCGGTTTTATGCTGTTCCTCGCATGAATCTATCAATATCACCGTAAGCTCTGTTAACTCTTTTTTTTCTTTTTTATCTCCCTTCAAACATGCTACTGCATGAGCTGTCCCAACTATTTCAAGAAGAGTTCGTAGATTTTTATCATCTAAATCAATTTTCATTTCGGTGGCCTGTCCATAGTTGGGCTAATTTCTCCATCATTGAAAATCCCATCAAATAAAAGCAAAACAGCTGTAGCATCATGATGCGCCTCTTTGATTTTTCCTGATCGAATGTTTTGATTATAGCTATTGACAAAAAGCTTTATAAAATCAACTTCTTGGTCAGAGAGTTTCATTTCGGTAGCTCCTCCGCAGTCATACGTAAATCCTCTTTAATAAGCGTAATTGCTGCATCAAGACCGGTATTATAATGTTCAGGGCAATACCCCGTTTCTATTATCAATGACAAACATGGTGTTAAACTCTGCATCGCTTGCTCAACAAAAGCAGGTCCACTCTTTTCAGAAGGAATTTTCTCCAATAATATTCTCATAATTTGGTTTGCAATTGAGTCTTCTTCAGTCATTTCGATTGCCTTGGATATTCCTTGCCATTCAAAATAACGAACGTGGGCTTCTCCATTCTGGGAAGTTGTCCGTAAACGTCATCCAATGTTTTGAATGCCAGCTTGATCCCCTCTTCAAGAGAAAGACCCATCGTCATCATCATCTCAATTGTTTCGAATCGCATTTTTTTCATTTCGGTGGCTCCTTTGGTGGGTTAGGAAGTGGTTGCCAATAGTCAAAATAAATTACACATTCAGGAGAACTCCATTCACCATCTTCACACCATCCAGACAAATTCCATTCATCATAATCATTATATACCGAGTGTGTTTTAAGGCATGATTTACAGAAAACCAGGATCTTTTCTTTTGGATTGGGTTTTTGATCTTTGACTGAGATCCAATGATTATTTTTATGAGAAAAAAATAGACTGAAAAATCTCATTCATTTGTCCTTGGTGGGCAAGGAAGAGGCATCCAATGGGTTATATCTTCATAGAGAACAGCGCAATCTTGCCCATTTAAAACATAAACAGATTTCCATTCACCTTCTTGCGCCCAAAATCCAGAAAATATCGGATGGCAGTGGTAATTCTTACAGGATTTACCTTCTTGGTCTAACTTAAAAAGCAACTTTGTGTCTTCAGGTGGCTTTTTTTCATTTACGCTTATCCATTCAACCGGCGCTTTAAACGTCGCCCTATTGACATCTTGCCCGCATTCATCGCAGATCATCTTAATGACTCTATGGCCTCTTTTCTGGCATTCGTTCATTTCTTAATGGGTCTCCAATGAGTTGCTGGCGTCCCTTCAAAACATACATCATCAGCAATTAATTGGGCTTCACCAGGCCCTTTTTCTATGACAATAAACTTTCCAATTCTTCCATCGGGAAAAAGCATCTCAATTCTATGCGGTCTTTTCTTCCAAGCTTCTGGATCTTCTGCGACCGTTTTCCATTCGTTGATACTAGGGAATAACGTCTCGGCCTCTTCTCGTGTCATTTGACCAGGGACTACGTAAACATTCCCTTTATCGTCTGTTACCGTTTCTGCTTTTTTCATTTCTTGTCTTCCCTAACCCCATGAATCTTACTAAAAACCACCTCAATCGTTTTAACCTCTTCAGAAGAAATCGATTCATCCGCGTTATGATCTTCTGCCTTATGATCGGCTTCATCTACTCTGACTAATTTAGAAAAGGCCATAATATCTTTTTCGGTGAGTCTATGCGTTGATCTAGTTAAAGGAGGGGGAGTTGCCAATCTAAGAGGATTGTCTTTCTCTAGTTTCTCTTTCCTTTTCACAAAACAGCCACAACAATCAGTGTGATTGTGTTTTTGAGCTACTGAGCCTGTAGAAGATGCCATTTTTCGTCTCCGTATTTAAATTTAAAGTATCGTGCATTGACTTTTGGTTGAGGCGTCATATTTCCATTCTATAGGCATGTGAGTGTATATTTTATCTATTTCAGTTCCTTTACTATCTACCCAACCTAGATCTGTAAAAGATCCCTTTACACATTTGAACATATCAAAATCTACTTGGATCTTAATGAGACAAGCGTAGCCTTTGTCCGGCATAGCTTGATTTGGAGAAGTCCAGTCTTTCCCGATCTGATAATAGTAGTTGTAAAGGCTCTTGAAAGAATCAAAAATTACTGAGCTCATCTGAATACATCCTTCTCTTTGAAAAGAAATTCTATATCGTTTAATGTAAAGTAAATTCTTTAATTCATAGGTTTAGGTCAAAATGACACTTTTCCCCCAACTTTCGGACACCTATTATACGAATGTCGATCATGACATCCTTAAGTTAATGGATTATACGTATGCCAAAAACATCACAATTAATCAATCTTTTTGGTCTGAAGCTGAGTTAGATCAGAGATTTAGGGCCGGAGACCAGGGATTATGGAATGACATTTATGGCAATCTTCCTGCCTTTCGTCGTCGCCAATTCAATTTCAATCGAATTCGTAGAATTACCAACATGATCACGGGCTATCAAAGGCAGCATCGTAAATCGACTGTTTGCACTCCTGTTGAAAACTCTGATCAACAAACGTCTGATCAATTTAGCAAAATCCTTCTTTGGGATGACCAAAAAAATCATGTTTTGGAAACCATTTCAGATGCGTTTGATGGTGCGATTGTCACAGGTATGAATTTGCTCTCTGTTTGGATGGATTATCGAAATGATCCAGTTAATGGTGATATGGCCGTTGATAACGTCGCTTTCAATGGGTATCTGATTGATCCCTATTTCAAGAAGATGGACTTATCTGATTGCAATTCAATTTGGACGCGTAAATACTTATCTCGAAATCAGGTTAAATCCCTTCTCCCGGGTCGTGAAAGTGATATCCTTGATATGAAAGGATGGGGAAATCGCGACGGTAAATTTCAATTCATGCCTGAATCCTATAATTATGGCATGCAAGATCTCTTAACTTATGATGAATTTTGGTACCTAGATTCAAGAAAGCAAAAGCTTATTTGCGATGTGCAGACAGGCGAAACCATGGAATGGAGAGGACAAGATGAAGATTTACAAGATTTCATGGGCGCGTACCCACAAATTCACACCCTTGAACAAGAAATCCAAACAGTCAAGCTTGCCATTGTGG